TCACATTGTTTCGCTGAGTAGTAGAGCTTTGGTTCTGTATGCTAGCCCCTCCTAATGTTCTTCGTTCTTTATGTTCATCTCGCAGATAGTATGTAATTAAATCAAATACTGCAAGTTTTAAATCTGCTGGTGTAGAAGCATATCCAGCCCTGTAAGTTACTCTTACTGCCCCAAGACCATGCTTCCAATTAAGACGCTTACCAGACTCATTAGTTCTAACAACACTATCGGTACGCGTATCGAGATAATACTCATACGCTGCCGTAGTACGTGTAGTATATGCTTGATCATATCCATCTCTTTCTTGTACAGTAACAACAGAAACCACAGGGCTCTCTGTTAATTGAACTGCGGGAGTGTCCCAATAAATATCAAAGTCTTCTATCTTATTGTTTGAATAAAAATCTATAATACTATTTGCACAATAGGTTTTTACTAATTGACTCACGGACGGAATCAGAGCACTAATCCTCAAGTCTTCTTTTGCACTTGTGATTCCCTCTGCATCTTTGTAATCTTGTAATGTAACTAGATCTGCCATAAGTAAATTAGTAAGAACCCGGGAGGGCCGAAGCCCTCCCAAGTTGCTGGGTAGTTATTACGCTACGAACTTCATCACAACTGAAGGCTGGTCGCTGCCAGACCCTGCTACGATTTCTTCGAATCCAAGTGATTGAGTTGCAACAATTACTCGTCGCTGGTTCATCACTTCGTAATCCTGCTCCACTTGTACGCCACGGAGTCGTGGTACTACATAGTTTCTGGTATAAACAGCATATGCTGCTTCGCTACCAGCAGTGTTGTCTGCAGGGAATTCTTCTGATACTACAACCGGAGATCCAAATACGGCTCCGATCGTACCAGTTACTCGTATCGCCAAATCTGATCCTACTTCATCCAGTGTTTGGAAGGCAGAATCTGAGAGCAGATCGTAGTAGCTAGCTGAGCTAACTATGTAAGTTACATCTGCTGGGTTAAGGCCATACTTACCCATTTCCTTACGTAAGTTAAGGAGGTTAGTTGCAGATACTACGTCACCGTCTGAAATATCACGACGGCCACCTACGTGCTCTGATGCAAAGTCTACAAGACCTGAAGGCGCACTTGAATTACCATTCAAGATTGCATTTTCAACAGCACGTCCGTGTGCTCTTGCTACACCTTCGATAAGCATAGGCATCAAGTTAATGAGTACTTGCTCGTCGACTTCGTTGTCCATAAAGGTGCTTGAAATCAAACGATAAGCATTCAAGATGACTTGCTTAGGCTTGTAAGTGCTATCTGATGCACCGCGATTTTCTAGGTTACCGCTAGTAGCGTTGGTTGCGAAAGTCGCAGGCTCAACATCTACGGAAATCGGTAGCACAGTCGCTGCACCATTTACTGGGATTTCACGGAACAATGCCGCTACTTTCAGTTCGTTTTGAATTTCCTTCTCGATGAGAGAAGCAACTTCTTGGTCGATGTCAGCCGCGTTAGCAGTATAGTTGATACCTGCTTTTTCTTGGATGTCACGAGCATAGTCTGTGTCCCAACCCTTGCGAGTCATTACACCTAGCATGTGGGCATTTAAGAAATCTTGGCCCCACTTGCTGATGTCAGACTTCTCTGCACGGTCAGCAAATACACGCTTTGACTCACGCATTTTAGCGATTTCGTCAGACTTCTCTTCCAACTCTTTCTTATACTTATTAAGAGTTTCTTCCATGTCAGCATTACGAGCGGTAAGCTCTTTCTGAACATCTTCCATAAGCTTTTCAGTGCCTGACTCAACGCCAGTTACAACTGCTTGCTTAACTTCTTCTTCTTGAGCTGCTTTTTGCTCGGCTTCTGCCTGAGCTTTTTCAGCGGCCTCAAGAGCCGCAGCTTCGTCTGCAGCTTTTGCTTCGGCTTGCTTCATTGCAATTTTAGCAGCAGTTTCCTCTGCTACCTTCTTAGCAAATGCTTCCAAGTCGACTTCGGGAGTTTTTACCTCTTCCGACATTTTGATCTCCTTTTGAGCTTGCGCTCCGTCCAGTGTGTCACTAGCTACCGATAATTTATCATCTTTAGCCAGAGACTGACTGGCTAGATCTACACGATTGGTGAAAGTTTTCTTGAAGGCTTCGTACTCTTCAGAAGAGTCAAAAGACTTCGCCAGAGAGAAAGTAGCTGCTTGATTGCAAGGTACGGATACTACCGAAACTTCAAACAACTCAGCGTCCTTTATCTTATATCCGTCGGTTTCCTCTAAGTAATCAGCGTCCTTGACTCGGAAACCAACAGAAAAGGCTCCAAGGACACCGTCTTTAACTAAGTCACACACACTTTCGGGTGCGGACTTACTAATCTTTGCTTCTAACTCTAAACCGTTTGGAGTTACTTTCAATCCTGTAGCGCGTCCAATTGGTTTATTGTAATCATGATTAAAAAGAATAATTGGATTATTCTCAAAATTATTCAAGCCTCCCTTTGCCCATGCATCAGGAGAAATAGTATCTCCAGCACGATCAAAATCATTTGTGCTTGCCATACCTCGAATCATCACACTACCGTCTTCAACTTCGTGTGATTTAAAGGTAGAGGTTAGATTAAATATTTTATTCATCTTCTTCCTTCTCTTCTGATGCTTTAGCAAGAGCCTCTAAAGGATCAGGCTTTGAAGAATCTTCTTCTTCAACAGGCTCAGGTTCTACTTCTCCTTGAAGTTGAGCCCATACATCTGGATGGTCTTTTTCTATAAAGCCTACTAGTCGAGACCAGCTTCCAAACAGATTCATTAAATTGCCAGATCTTACACCTGTAGGTCTAGCAATACTATCAAATTCTTTTTTAGAAAGTACTTTACCTTCTTCTAACATAATCATTGCAGCTGCTTCTATTGCAACATCTCTTCGTCTTATGCTACCCATTATCTTCTCCTTCTTCTGGTCTGCCACCTTCATCAGGATTTGCAGCACTTCCTGCAATGTTGGCAGGTGTTCTTATATCGTCTTGTCCTTCAATAGGCTCAAAACCTAAATTTTCTCTTGCTTCATTTGGAGATATAATTCCTCCATTAACTAAAGCAGTATAGTACTGAGATTGATCTCGCATTTCTGGCTGTAAAGCCGGAACTTCAGTTACATCTTCTTTTAGTTCAAATCCAAAATATCTTTCAAATCCATAATGTAGCTTCTTAACTATAGGTAGTATAGTTTCTAAATAATACATTCTCATGTTAGGACGAATATTTGCATTATTTCCTGAATCTAAAAGCAAGGGAGGAACTCCAAGTGCTTTTAATATAATTTTTTCATTCTCTTGTATCGCTTCTTGAAAATCTAACTCTCTAAAATTAGTATTAGAAATACTATCTATCTCTATTCCTCCATCCAGTATTAGAGGGCGTCTACCCCCTGAATCTGGTCGATAACGGAGCGTCCAGGATTGTATCATTCGCTCTTTTATCTTTTCACTAAGTGTATTAGGACTTTTAAGTACTAATCCTGGTACAGCTCCATTTTTGAAAAAATTATCTTGAAACTGTCTCATATTCTGCATTAGAATCATAGTTCTAAGTGCAGGCTTTAATCGAGATATACCTCGATAAATTGAGTAAAAAGAATTATCTTTGATGTGAATTATTTCGGAGGGTTTATAATCTACTGTTTCATTAAAAGTAAATTTATCAATATAAGAAGTCTTACTTGCATGAATATTTACTTTATTTGCAGGAAGATGATATAAATGAACCCCATCAAAATAAATAAATATGTTTCCATCAATTAGATAATCAGTAAGTAGATTTCTTTTAAACGTACTAATATCTTGAAAAGGATTAGGTTCTTTATTTAGAAGTAATCGTACTCTGGATCTTTTTACTCCTTTTACAATACTCTGTAAGCCTTGTATTTGTTCTCCTACAGTAGTTTTAATTTCAGAGGCATCATCTACAATTAGATTTACACCTCTATTTACAATTTCTATATCCTCGTATGCTTTTTCATACTTGAGGGTAAACTCCCTAGAGGGAGCAGTTTTATGATCGTAGTACTGTTGTGCAGGATTAAGTTTTTCTTCGACGTCTGGTTGTCGTCCTGCTTCTCGTCCTAATAGTCGATCATACCATGCCATGTTTTTCTCTTTGAATTTCTACCCAATTTTCCTGCTTTTTAGCGGTTGTCAGAGCTGGATCTCTCCCATACACCTTATGTAATTTTAAGTGGTGTGCATGGCATAGTGTAACTGTGTGTTCATACAATTCTGCCCAATGATCCTGTATGAAATCTTCCCGAAAAGATAATACATTTTCTGGAAGTAACTTGTTCTTTTTTATATAATTATGTACTAACGGACTTAATGAG